GGTATCGGCCTCGCAGCGAGCGACTGGATACCAGACGGTGCGTTTCTCGCAACGCCGGCAGTAGAGCTGCATGGACATGGGGCGAAATACTGGCTTGCGAGCGTAGCACCAGAGCTGGACGTTGCTGTGACCACCGCGCAACTCGCACCACGCCGACCGGATGCGCCGCCACATCACCGCACCTGCTCCGAGGCTTCTTCGTCGAGCCACAATGCAAGGTGATTGACGGAGGCGGGGCCAGGCGACGTGCACGTCATTGCCATGGCAACGTGTGATCCAAGACCGCTAGCGGCATACGCCTTGTCTGGATAGGTGATCTCGTCGACCGTCCCCAGCACTTCGTACCGGTTCTCATTGCGCGGATCAGTGAGCGCCTTGACCAGCCACGTTCCAGTGATCGCCAAGTCATAACCGACAATCACCTTGTCGTCCGCCGTCCGCTTGGTCGACTGGAACGGCAGCTCAACCACCGCTTCGTAGTAGTCGCTGCCGCTGATGTCGTAGGTATTGCCGTCGTCACCGGCGTACAGGTAGACCGTGTCGCCGGAGCGCACGTAGATCTTGCCACTGTCGATCGAGAAATCATCGATCGTGAAGCCCGGCTCGTACCACGACCACGCCGTGATCTTCGCGCCGGGAAAATACGACAGCACGTAGATGCGATCGTCGAGCGCCAGCCAGTACCGGCCATCGGTCGGATCAAGAATCGCCTTGGCATTCGCCGCATCCGGCCCCAATTCGCGGATCGCCTCTACCAGCAGGCTGTCGATCGGGTTGCCGGGATCGGTCACGAACGCCGCATCCGTCGCGTCGCGCGCACGCAGCGAGCGCAAGCCGCTACGCGCCAAGTAGAAGGTGTCGTTGTTGCCGTACTGCAGGATGGACCCGCCTGCCACCGCGCCGGTGTTGTCGAGCGTGTCGAGCAACACGTTGTTGGCGGGGTCTTCGTCCATGTTCCATATCTGGATCGCGTTGTCGGCGAAGAACGCCAGCGAGCCCTGGTACTTGCCGATGCCGACCAGATCCAGCGAACCGCCTTCGTGCGTGGCAGCGTTGATGAAGCCAGCACCATCGATGTTTGCGCGCCACGTCAGCGGATCGCCGACCGCGCAGAAATAGATCATGCCGCCGGCAATGGCGTAGATCTTCGACCGGAACGTCATGACCGTCCGGCCCTTCGTCGCCGGGTTGTCGCCCGCGCCGTACTCGGTGTTGTGCACGCGGATCGAGAAGCGGTCGCCTTCTTCCGGCGTGCCGCCCAACGTCACGGTCCACACGTCCGGCAGCAGGGCGGTAGCCGTCTGAATCCTGACAGCCGTTGCCGTCTGGTCGTTGACGCCGCCCGTGACGTTCTCCGCCTCGGCCGTCACCGTAAAGGAGACGTTGTTCTCCTTGCCGACAATCGTAACGATGGTGTTCGTCCCGTCAGCGCCCGCGAAGGCGACGGCGTCGCTGTCCGGTTCGTTGAAATGATCGTTGATGCGCGCCGCCAGTTGCAGCGCCATTTCCTCGAGCGTGCTATCCCAACTGGTAACGACACCGTCGTCCCACGCTCGCACACGCTGGCCGTCGTAGTAGTGCTGGACATCGAAGCCGCTGGCGAACTCGGCGACGGCGTAGATCTTGCCGTCGAACAGCGTGTGCGACAGCAGTGCCGTCATGCCGATGGGCGAGCCGGACGGATGCTGAAGGCGCTGGTAGTTGACGCCCGCCGGAAGGTCCGGCGCTATCGTCGCCTCGTCTTCGCTGCCGAAGATGTACGCTTCGCCGTCAATGACGCGCAGGCCATACGTGCGCTGCGTCGAGATGGGGGTCGCCTTCGGCGGCAAGTCCCACTTGGGCACGAACCGCTTGCGCTTCTCTGCCTCGCCGCCGCGCGTGAGGTGGATGTTCTTTCCGATCCACAGCGAGCCCGGCGTGCCGGCAATGCGGCTGCGGCGCCGGTCGACGCCAACACGGAAGTCGCTGTTGACGATGTAGCCGGTCACGGTCAGGTACCAGCGACGCGAACAACGATCTCCTTCGCCTGTCGGCGATCACGCCCGCCCTCACCGATACGGAACGGTTCGGTGGTTTTGTTCGACCGGCCACGCATCTGTGACAGGCGCCGCGCCGCAAGCGTTTGCAGCGCACGGCCGCGCGGCTTGTCCGCCAGCTTCTCTGCCGCGGCGAACAGCACGATCATCCTGTCGTCGAGGTCCGCGGTGTCGCTGTTCTCGACCAGCGCGCCAAGCTTGCGCGTGCCGCGCCAGCGGATGCGATTCCCGCTGGTCGCCGGCATCGGCCATATCTCGAACTGCGTGGCGCTGTAGAGCCGCCAGAACTGCGGCGGGTCCGAGCGTGAATTCTCGTCGCTGTCGAAGCTGTTGTAGGCGTCGGTGTCGAACCCGCCCGGCAGCGGAATCCAGTCGCCGCCCCACTCATAGAACGCGCGGTGCGCGCGCTCATAGTTGAACTGCGTGGGGAAGTCGTAGTACCGCTGCCCGGCCGCCAGCGTCACGTCGAACCATTGGCTCGACAGATGCGGCCAGTCGTACTCGTCGTACAGAATCTCCTGCGTGCGGGCGAGCAGGTTCTTCAGGCCGGGCGTCTCGCTCTGGCCGGTGGCGGAGTTGGCGGACTGGCCGATTTCCAGCCGTAGCTGCGTGACCAGTTCGCCAAGCGTGCGCCCGCGCATGCGTCAGGCGATCCAGACGACCAGCGCGCCGATCGCGACACCGAACAGCACAAGGCAGCCGATGATCGCGATGAAGAAGCGGTTCAGTTCCTTGCTGAACATGGCATTATGCCGCGGGCGCGGCCTCCGTCAGCGGAAAGCGAGTGTCCGGCACTTCGTCGCCGGTGAAGTCGGCCTCGGTCACTTCGTCCTGGCCGCCGAGCTCGGACACCGGGCGGCGCGCGCGAGACTTGGCCGCGCCGGACGCCGGCATGGCCTTCAGCGCGGGCTCGTCGAGGGCGCCGTCGATGTCGCCGTCCGGCTCCGGCGCATGGTTGAGCGCGTCGATGTCGATCGCCATCGGCAGCGGATGCGGCGCCAGGGCCGGCCCGAACAGACGCTCGATGGTCTTCTTGTTCGCTTCGCTCACGCCGTACTTGACGTCGAGGCGGGTGCGCTCGCGCTTCTGGTCGACGGCGCGCTCGCCAGCGAACTCGACCTTGTAGACGCTGTCGTCGCCGTGGATGGCGCGCAGCAACAGGATCTCGGCCGGCGTCAGCGTGTTCTCCGGCCCGCGCACGATCTCGTGCCTGACCGGCGCCTTGCCGATGTTGATGGTCGCGGTGTACAGATTCATGGTTCCCTCCAAAGCGTTAACTCGCACTCGAAAACGATAACCGGAGCGGCCGAAGCCGCCCCGGTCATTCACCGCTAGGCGATCGAGTAGACGCCCGAGCTGTTAAGCTGCTTGGCGACGAGGCCGCCCGTGTAGGTCAGCGCGCGGTACATGACGTACTTGTTCGCCGGCCGCGACGGGGTATGCGGCTTCCATTCCTCGCCTTCCATCACGTACAGGCAGATTGAGGAATGGTCGATGATGTACGCACGCTTGGTCAGGCCCAGGTCGTCCAGCACCGGCTCGTACTCGACCTTCAGGCCCTTCAGCGCGACATCGGCCACGCCAAGGTCGATCTCGCCCTTGTCGGCCCAGCCCGTCATCGTCACGGAGCCCTTGGCACGGGCCTCCTGCTCGAGCGCGTCGATGAAGTTCTCGCCCGCGTACATCTTGAACTTGCCGCCCTTCTTGTAGCGGCGAAGCTGGCGGAACTCGCGCTGCAGCGTGCGCGACAGCTCCATGTTGGCAGGCGTGCCAGCGTTGATGTTCATGCTGGCGCGGTTGCGCCACCAGGAGTTCAGCGCGCGGTCGATGCCGCCCGTAAAGCCGGTCGTCGGCGCCGTGCTGATGAGCGACAGAATGCCGGGAATGACGCTCGCGTCCTGCGAGCCGTCCTGCCACATCATGCGATGGAAGTCGACGGCCGACCCCTCCATCATGTCGTAGATCTTCTCGTCGAAGACGTCCGTGATGCGGATGACGTCGATCTCGCTGTGACGCTTGATCGACTTGCTGTCGCTCGAGTCGACGACGCTGATGCCGGCGTGCTTCAGCTCGGTGTGCGTCATCTGGATGCCGCAGTGCAGCTCCTTCCAGTTGAACGACCCCTGCTTGGTGTTGGCCGGGTTCGCGTAGCCGACGTCGTCGTCGTGGCTGAAGCCCTGCAGCGTGGTGGTGTAGGCGCCGCGCACGTTGACCGTGATCGCGTCCTTGCCGCCAGGGAAGGTCTTCTGGTTCTTCTTGAGCTGATCGACCAGCAACCGATCCTGAACGATCTGGTCGATGGCCTTGCCCTTGATGTGATAGTCGAGGACGCTGTTCGCGATGTTGACGGCTTCCTCGGCGGTAAACTCGCCCATGGTTCTCTCTGCGCTCTACGGCGCCGTCACCGCATTCCCAGGTTGCGAAGCACGTGCTCGTGCAGGGATTTCGGATCGGGCGCGACGGTTGCTTTGGAACCGCTCGTCGCAGGGTTGATCGCGGGCTTTTTGTGCGCACCGCCGCCGAATGCCCTCTGAGCCTTGTTGATCCGATCCAGCGCCATTTCGCAGATACGGACCGCTTGCTCAGGAGTCTTCGGCTTGTAGTACGCAACAAGCTCGCGAACCGCCTCGTCGATAAGCGGCGCTTTGCGGCTCCAATCAGCGTCCGCCGCCATCGCCCGCCGTTCCCAATCAGCCGCCGCGTTCTGCATGCGGAGTCCCGCATCGCGATCGGCCTGTGCAGTGCGTTCCTGCGTGAACGCTGCTTCCGCCCGCTGCGCCCGGTTCGCGAGGACGGCTTTGTCCCGCTGGGCTATCGCGAGCGAGCGACCGGCTTCCTCCGACAGCGCGCCTTCTTCGACCTGCTTCCTGATATGCTCGGGCATGACCTCGGTAATGGTCATCCCCAGCGCAGCCAGGACCGGATCGGCGATCTTGCGGATGACCTGGATGTCACCGACCTTCAGCGCGACTCCGATGCGCATGAGATCGTTGACTTCCTGTGCCGTCGCGCCCGATCGCTTCAGGGCGGCGCCGCCATCGAAAAGCGGCTGCACATCGTCGGCGCCAAGCCCGCTCTCGCGGAACTTGCCGTCGATCACATCCCACCGCTGGGCCTTGTCACCGAGTGCCGCGTTCTGCTCGCGCAGTGTGCGGTTCTCGCCAGTGACTTGCTTCCAGCGCGGATGCTGGTGGAACGGTAGGCGCTTGTCGGCTTCCTCGGTCGCCTTGGGGTCGGGCGTTGCGCCTGGCTCCTTGGCGGCTTCGGTCGGCTGACCTTCGCCATCGGTGGACGAGTCCGACTCCGCCTTCAGTGCATCGAGCGACGCCTTGACGTGCTCGTGTACCGACGCCGGCTTTGTAGCGTCCGCATTCGTATCCGCGCCGGGCGAGGCCGCGGGGGTTGCGCCCGTGTCTGCCGTTACGGTCGAGACCGTATCCGCCGCGGCAGCGGCGTCATGACCGGATGACGAATCCAGGTCCATTTAGCGTCCTCCATCCCTCATGCTGTCGCATTAGAACACGACAAACCCCACGCGTCACATAGTCAACAAACGTGACAAACGCCACGCTTACATCATGGGTCCGACCGCGGTGCCCACCGGGTTGCCCGCCTGCGGGCCGCCGGGGCCGCCCTGGCCCATGGGGGCGTTCATGCCGCCGGCACCGCCTTGCTGGTTGGGATCGCTGGCCGGGTCGCCCGTGGGCGCGTCGCCGCCGCCGTTGGGCGACGGCGCGGCCGGCGCGGGCGTGGCCGCCGCGCTCATGGCGGCGTTGTACGCCAGCACGCTCGGAACCGTCTCGAGGTACGCATCCTCGAGGTTCACCGACTCGGACATGAGGCCGATGACGTGCTTCGCCATCCACTCGAACTGAATGCCAGGGATCTGCATCGCGAACGGCGCGATGCGCTCGAACTGCGCCGCGTCACGGTCGCGGTTCGGCTTGCCCATGCTGCCGGCAACCACCTTCAGCGACAGCTCGGCGATGTAGTCCTCGGCCGTGCTGTCCGGCCAGATGGCGCCGGGGCCGGCGATGACCTTCACCTGCTCAAGCGACATTTCACGGAACATGACCGCGCAGGTGTCGTCCGCCAGGTCCGTCAACACGTCGTTGATGTCGTCGACGTTGCTGGACGACGTGAGCGCACGCGAGCTCTCGGCGATGCCGGCCTCGGTCGCCGTGTTGCCGGCGGTCGGACCCAGGTTCGCTTCCTGCGCGCCGCCAACGCGCAGCATGTCCTGCACGATCGGCTCGTCGGTGTAGAGGTTCGGGTCGATAGGGTTCGTCGGACCGGCCATGAACACGTCGCCGACCTTCTGCCCCTGCGCCAGCGCGTCGAGCTGGATCACGTCATGCGCCTTGCGGCGCTTCAGCATGGCGATGTCTTCTTCGGACAGTTTGTCCTTGCCGGTCACGTTGAACGGCTGATTGGCGATGCGATGCTGGCGCAGCGCCTCGCGCGTGCGGTTCAGCTCCTTCTGCTGCGAACGCAAGAGCTCGGTGTCCGACAGGACGGCGACTCCGTCGTCGTCATCGTCGTTCTCCACTTCGTTCAACACGATCGGATAGAACGGGAAGAACTGCTCCACCTTCACCCGTGGCGGGCCAGGCTCGCACAGGAAGTCGCAGTAGCCGTCCGCCACCGAGTACATCAGGCCCGTGGTGCTGTCATAGACCTCCCACCACAGGACCATGTCGGGCTTGTCATCACCCGGCGCGGTGCGGCCGCTCCGGTCACGCGGCTCCGGCGTGTACGCGTTGAACTCGCCGGCCTTCAGATCGACGTTGAACCGCGCCTTGATCTGGTCGACGGTGTAGCAGAACTCGCGCGCCAGCTTCTTGCAGCCGATCCATCCGACGAACTGCTGTATCTCAGTGTCGGGAATGATGTGCCACGCCTTCGGGAAGTCGAACACCGGCCCCTCGCGGACGATCATGTCCGGCTCCGCCAAGAGCTTGTCAACCTGTAGCTGAAGCTCGGCAATGCGCGGATCATCGTTCCGCACGCCGTCCGCAGTGACGGTGTGCGCATTCGCCATCAGGGTCTTGATTTGATCCTGGGTCGTGCTTATGAGCGTTGCAGTCTCCGGCTTGTGACCGTCGAACTTGCGCTCGAAATCCAGACTGGCATAGGACACGCCAACGGTGCCGGATCGACGAATCGCCTGTTTCATGCGCGTCTTGAAGCGCGGGCGAGACTCGTCGATGAAGTGATGAAACAGGATCTCCGCCGTCTTGCCAATCTTGTCGATCTGATCGTGCTTCGCGCGCACCTGCAAAACTTCCTGCACGATCGCCATGGCCGTGTTCGGGTCCATCATAGGCTGCATCGCCGGCATCGGTGGCGCGATGGCGCCCGGTGCGCCCATGGCGCCCATGGCCGTGGCCTGCATCGCCTGCTGGATGGACGTAACCGTCAGCATGGCCGCCTGCAGCGTCTCTTGCCGGCCGTCCCACACCTTGAAGTCGATGGACGGCTTGCGCTCCGCCTTCACCCGTGGGTTCTTGGCGTAGAGGCCAGCGACCTTCTGCTGGATGTAGCGGTGCGTGACGTTGGCGACGTAGGCGTCACTGTTGCACGCGCCGTCTTCGTCCTTCCACTGCTCGTTGTTCTTGTTGGCGACGAACCGCGCGTCCGCCTTCATGCGCTTGAACATCTTCTCGTGGTGCTTCTTCCAGCACTGCACGTCGTCGATGATCTTCTTGACGAGATTCTTGCGCGCCTCGTCGACCTCCTTCTGCGCGGTCTCCGCATCGCGCACGTCTTCGGCGGCGGGCATTGCCGGCGCGAAGCCGCCGCCCATCAGGCCGCCCAGGCTGGTCGGCATCATGTCCGGTTCCATGTCACATCCCCACTGCGCGCTTGCGCCCAAAACTCAGGATCTTCGATTCCAGCCGCGACTGCGTGATGATCCACGGCGCGGAGCCCACCTTGTAGGGGTTGTCGTTCACCGCCTTCTTGGCCGGCGCTGCCTTCGACAACCGATCGAGGCCAATGCCGATCCACGCCAGCCAGTCGACGAAATCGTCGTGCGCGTCATTCGGGAACTTCAGCAGTTGCGACAGCGCGTCCGGCCACCATGCAGCGAATGCTGGCACGCGGATCTGGCGCACGGCGGCGCGCGCCATAATGGATCTGGCACGCCGCAGCTTGTCCACGCTCGGCGTCATTTCCTCGATCGCCTGATACGTCTGCGTCTCGCGCATGCGCTTGCGCAGGAACGGCCCGATCGACTGGCTGATATGGCCCTTCTCCGCCCACCAGAACACGGGGTCGTGGCGGCGGAACTGCTCGAGCATCAGATCGACAGCGACGTCCGGCGCGAAGCGGCCCCAATCAATGTCCGGCATGAGCCAGATGTCATCGTTCTCGTCAATGCCGACGCAGCCGAGCACCGACGCGTCGTTCTGTTGCTTCTCGCCGACAGCGTGATCGCTGGCGCCGTACTTGCGCAGGTTCCGCGGCAGCTCGCCCGGCTGGTACGGCTTGAACATCGTCCGCAGAAAGTAGCTGCCGTCGTCCGGCGTGGGCGACTGCTGATACAGCGCCGACCAGTCGCGCGTGCCGATGACGCGCCGGATCGAATCCAGCGCGTCGCGCGGATAGCGTTCCGGCCACAGCGGCTCGCCGGGCTTGCGGCCCATGGGGTCGCCGGCCTCGGCGATGGCCGGCAGCCGCAGCCGCGTCCACTTCGCGGCCTCGATCGGGTCGACGTAGTCGCTGTTGAAGATGCGGCCAACGATGTCATCTTCGTGCCATCGTGTCAGGATGATGACGATGCGCCCGCCCGGCATGAGACGCGTGTAGGCAGCCGAGGTGAACCAGTTCCAGACCTTGTCACGGATGGTCGCCGACTCGGCTTCGTCGCGGCTCTTGATCGGATCGTCGATCAGCAACAGGTCGGCACCGCGGCCCGTCACCGAGCCCTCCGCACCGACGAACACCATGAGCCCGCCGTCCGTCGTCTGCAGGCGGTCGCTCGCCTGCGAGTCGCGCTTCAGCTTGCAGTCCGGGAAGACAAGCCCATACTCCGGCAACTGCATGATGCCGCGCACGTCACGCCCGAAGTCTTCGGCGAACGTGGCGTTGTACGTGCCGAAGATGTACTGGCGGTACGGATCGCGGCCCTGAAACCATGCGGGGAACCGACGCGACGCCTTCTCGCTCTTGCCGTGCCGCGGCGGCGCCTCTATGATGAGCCGCAGGATCTCGCCGCGCTCGACCTTTTCGAGGTGCCGGTCCATCAGCGTATGATGCGGGCCAGGCTGATAGCGCGAGAACCGCGGATCGTCGATCGCATGCGACGACGGCATCGTGAAGCTGGTAAAGGCTGCCAGCGAGTCACGCGACTTCTTCGCGTGCAGCATCCGCAGCGCGGCAATTCCGGCAGCTTCGTCCTCCGTGCGCTGCCTGCGCGGCGGCTTCTTCTGGAAGGTCACGAAACGATGGTGCGATCGGTCACGCGCAGCCAGTTGGTGCCGTTGCTGAAAGCCGGCACAGCGCCACCCGTCTCGTCCGACACGTAGATCATCTGTCCGGCCGTGGCCGCGCTCGGCAGCGTCGCCACCGTGTAGCTGCGAAGCTGGATATGCCGGCTCGCGTCGACAACGACGTTCGCGTCAACCTGGATGTTGCCGGCAACGTTGATGTTGTCAACACCCGGATCGGCCGCGCCGCTGCCGACACGCAGGCCGGCGCCGACACCAACGCGGTTTGCATACGTGCCGGCAACGACCGTCTCGAACCACATGGTTCCGTCTTCGTTGCCAGCCGACACGTCGTCGGCAACAACGTTGATTCCGGCGTATTTCGTCTTGCCGCTGGCGTCGTCCTCGCCGTTGAACTGGATCTCGCCGAGAACGTCGCCGTCTATCGGCGATCCGCTGTCGCGGAACAGATCCACGATCGGCCCGGCCGTCGCGCCCGCATCGGTGCTCGTGACCGTGACGCCGCCGGTGAACGACGGCGACGCAGTCGGCTGCACACCCAGCGTCGTGCGCATTGCGGCTGCGTCCGCATCGTCCAGCAGGTTGCGCGCCGCCGCGGTGAAGTCCGTCGTGGAGAACGTGTCGACACCGGTGGCGTAGATCAGCTTGTTGGCCGCCGTGGTCACGCCGGCAAGAGACGAGATCGTTGCGTCGATCGGCATCTTGCCGTCAACAACGACCGTCAGTGCCTCGACCTTGTCGTCGACCTCGACGATGGCGTCCTGGACATTGAGCGAATCCAGCTCGGCCGCAGACGGATCGAAGCTCACCTGTGCGGCAGCGCCGGATGTGCCAAGACGCATCCACTTGCCGGCAGACAAGTCCGTCGCGAACACACTGGACGTGTGATCCTCGAGAGCGACGTAGCCGATGTTGCTCTCGAGCACCGTGTCGAGGCGGTCGTACTCGACGGACGGCGACCAGTTGCCCCTCGGGTTCCACTGGCCCATGAGGTTGACGACATCGTCCGTCAACGCGTCCATCGTGACGATGCCGTTCGCCAGCGCGCCGTCATCGCGGCGCACGTCACCCAGCCCGGCAATCAACTCGTCGGTCGTGGTCTTGAGAGCGTCGAACTCGGCGTCGAGGTTGTGCCCCGGCAGAGGCGTATCGGGGCTGTCCGATTGGAAATCGTCGTAGCTGTCGACGCGGGTATACGGAGTGATCGCCATATCAGCTTCCAAAAATCTCGCCGCGCGCCAGACGCACGGCGCCGGCACCCGTGTTGACAGGATTCACCGTGATGATGGCGTATTGCGTCGCCGTCATTGAATCGAGGTCAGGCGCCGAGCCAACCCAAGTCAGCGCGTCGCCGTCCCAAGCGATGGTGTGAGAGACGTTGCCCTTGGAAATCGCCAGCTTGTACTCGCTTCCGACAGCCAGCTCGCCAACCGTGATGGTGCGGTTCGCGCTCGTGTGAAGCGTCTGGTTGACGCCGTTGTAGCCGGAGAACGTGGTGGTCGCGCCTTGGGCGATGGCCCACGGCCGCATCGCCCCCGCACCGGGCCGCGCAGGCTGCGTGCGGGCGCCGCGCGTGACGTCGGCGGTGTTGCCGCTGAATGCGTTACGCTGGCCGATCTCGACGTCGGCAATCGAACGGCCCGCACCGGAGGTCGCGGAGCTGCCGGTCACCTCGATGCCGGTGGCGAAATCCTCGATCCAGCAGTCATCGATCTTCACGCCGTTGGCGCGCTCGACGAGGATGGCAGTGCCGGAGGCCGCCTGGTCGGAGAACAGTCGCGCCTTTTCGATGCGGGTATTCGCCGGCGTGGACGTCGACGAGCCGATGCGGATGCACGGGTCCGTCAACCCGTGGCCGGCACCCTGGCGGTGCCACGTCGAGATGATGTGGTCCTCACCACTCTCGACCCACACCTGCGTTTCCTCGCATTCCTCGAACTTGACGCCGTCGAGAAACACGCGCGTCGATCCGGCCGCAGCGATGTGCACAGCGTCGAGGCAGCCGAAAATCGTGCCCTGGATGAACCGTGCGTTGGCGCACGAATACACCAACGCGCCCTTCAGGTAGTCACCGCTCGGAATGCCGCTGCCCGCCTTGCCGGCAAGCGACAGGTTCGTGAGAAGCGGGTGGTTCGACGCGAAGATGGTGAAGATGTACTGGTCCGCCCATTCCAGCCACGTCACGCCCGTTGCCGGATCGGCCGGCGCCCCGCTGGTCGTGCCGTACAACGTCGACGGAAAGTCCGGCACCATGGGATCGCCAGACGTGTCCAGCGACGCACGGTTCACCGTGATGTTCTCGATGACGCTGTTGCCCTCGATGTTCTGAACGTGCAGCCGCCCTTCGACGCGAAAATCACTGATCTTGACGTTGCCGCTCGCCGTGAAGATCTTCCAGCGCGGCGAGCCGACCACCAGATTCAGGTTGCGCAGAATCGAGTTGCGCCGGTGCCCGAAAAGCTGGGCGCTGTTCTGGTAGAAGCCCGTGCCGTCACCCAGGCCATCGCGCTCGAGGTAGACCGTCGCCCCCGCGCAGTCGATGATGTCCGGCCCCAGCATGCCACGATAGCACTGGCCGTTCGTCTGCGGCTTCCCGATGCAGTGCAGGAAGTCCTGAAGCTTGGAGGACTGGTCTTCGGTGGTGTGGTTGCGCAGTCCGAACCACCGCGAATGCAGGATGCCGTCGACCGGCCGCGTGTAGCGCCCCGTCACCGCGGGCGCGAACACCAGCCCGTCGTCGACCGTGTCCGACGACCCACCGTCGTAGTCCAGGATGCCGCCGCCGCCGTCGCCCTTGGCATGCCAGCCCTCAAGACGCACCCGCGCGAACGGCTTGTCCAGCGCGTCGAGATCCGCCTTCGTCGCCACCGAGGGAATGACGCCGCCCAGCTCGTTCGTCGCGTCCGGCAGCGTCTCCGCCAGGGTCACCGGCACCATGGCGTCGCTGACGTTGATCGCCCCGCCAGGGATGCCGCGGTCGCCCTTGGGACCGGCCGCGCCGGGAGGCCCCGTCACGCCCGGCACGCCCTGGAACACCAGCCACTTGCCCGCCGCCAGATCGGTCGCGAAAGCCGCCGAGCTCGTATGATCGACCGCGCAGTGGTACGTGACGTTGCTGTTCACCACCAGATCGTTGCGCCGGTACGAAAAGCCCGTCACCCACGCGCCCTTGGCGACGCCACGCGCCTGGAACAGCGCCAGAACCCCGCCCGACAGATGCTCCGGCCGAACCTCACCGTCCAGCAACGTCATGCCGCAAACTCCAATTCGTAGAAAAGCCCCTGCAAGGCGTTGACGCCTTCGTCGTCGATGTCGATCGACCGGTCGACCCGACCCAGCGACCACCCGGCCCACTGGCGCTCGTCCGCGCCAACCACCTGTTTCATCGCCGGAGACACCGTCCGCGGGTCTATCAACCCCGTCGCCCGCCAATGCGCGATCGACAGCACGTCCGGCACCGATGCGCCCGACGCCAGAATCGACTGCGCAGCCGGGTTGCTCGCCGTGAACTCGCCGGTCGGCGTCGATGCCGTCACGCTCGCGAGCAGCGCACGCGGCCGGAACACCAGCACGAGCTTGCGATCCGACGTGCTGTCCATGCCCGTCACCGCAGCGCCAGGCTCACCCGCCTCGAGGATGCGATGCGATATGATCGCCCGACCCGCCGTCGCCGCGTCGAGGAACACATTCGCATCCTCGACCCAATTAGACGGAACAACCGCAGTCGGCGCAGTCGTCGTGCCCGTCGACCCATCCAGCAGGATGGCAAGGTCACCGATCGCCGCCGCCGCCGGCACCGTCACGTTCGCGTTGTTGAGCGAGCTCGCCGACGCAATCAGCCGCAGCGCGGGCGCCAGCCCGCCAGGCGCGACACCCAGCCGCCCCAGCACACCGCCAAGTCGGCCAAGCCGCAGCATGCGCTAGGCCGCGTCGATCGCGGCAATCTTGTCGCCAGGCTCGACGCCCAGGAACAGCAGCGTGTCCGCCGGCACCTTCAGCGCAGCCGTCGTCGCAGTCGGGTTGCTTCCGACAACGTAGTGGAACGCACCGTCCGCGATGATCCCGATGTACTGCGTCCCGGCAGGGAACGCCGCGCTCTGCGCGGAGGTCGTGAACGTCACCGCCGTCAGGTCGGTGCCAGGCTCCTGCGCCACAGGAATCGGCGCGCCCTTCACGTCCTTCGTGGCCGGCATGTCGGAGTAGCAGCGAACCCACAGCGTGGACATTTCAGGGGCGCTCGTCGCGTTTGTGGAGGGGCATGCGCAGCATACACGACGCTTGGGTGTAGCGTCACATAGCCACGGATGGTGACTAGGGGTCGAAAATTTGGCCGCTGCCGCGAAGGGGGCACATGAGACGCAGCGCACCGCGCGCGGGGGCACCCCAGGGGGTGGGGCCGGCCCGGCCCGGCCGGTGTCAGCCGGAGTCGGGCTCGAGGTCGAGGTCGGCCGGCGTGTCCGCCTCCCCCGCCGGCTGGGCCTCGCTATCTTCCGAAGCTAGCGCGGAGGCAGGTTCTACCGGCATCGGATCGCCTGCGGTCGTGCCAGTTGGCACGATGTCGATGGT